TTCCTTTCATATTTGTTTACACATTACTATCACCTAAGATAGTCAATTTAATAACGTCAGGTACGTTGATGATAAGGTCATTACCATCAAGACCATAGGTAGGCTTAGAGGGGTCACGTTTTCTTACGTTGCCAATCTGCCAGCGTGCGCAGGTGAGAGCTTGGTCTTTAACCATCTCTGCATAGTCCCTCGCCATCTCCATGTACTTCTTAGCATCCATAGCAGCAGTGGAGACGTTAGAATCACTGAAAGCCTTCTTAATGTTAGGCAAGACAAACACATTCATAAAGTCATTCTCCATGAAGTGTTTAGTCACAGCATCTTGGTCTTTCCGTGGGTCAGCTAAGTGCTGGATTGGATAATTGCGTCCCTCCCAAGCTTCATCATCTTCATCAAGGGTCATGGATTTTGTTTTATACCAGTCTTGCCCCTCTTCAATAAGATGAAGCTGCTGCACTTCAGCTATGGTCATATCCTTAGCCTTTAAGATACTGGCATCTGCCCAAGACACCAAACGCTTTGTAGGTGTATTACGATAGATACGTACAATGGCATCTTTTACAGGAGCAGCATCAAACATAACCATACGATTACTTACAGTGAATCCCTCGGAAATATCTTCGCCATTGACTGCTACATAGACAAAGGCAGGGCGTAGATAATCAAAAGGAATAGCGAAGTTGGACTGAGAACCAGTTGCAGTGTAAGTAATGGAGGTAGCTAGTTTAATAGCTATTTCAATCATCTCCTTTTCATATTCATAAATTAAAAAAGACCACCAGTACAAAAGTACCAGTGGTCTCTAATAGCATTATTATCTCCTCAGCTGAGGAAACTTGTCATAAAATTTTTGTTTGTCTTCATACATTGCTTTTTCGGCACACTCTGTAATTGCTGTAATATCCGAAAAGATACCAGCAGAGTAGCCTAAAGAAGCAGGTGGAGGTGTGTCTTTATCCCATAAGGACTTATGGAAAGACAACACTGTTCCAAGAAACTCATGGATTCTAATGTCAAAACCAGCTACTATAAATTCGTCACCTGAAATATGATAGCATTTGTATGCAGGGGTATCAAAGGTGCTGCTAAGTTCCGATGCAAAGTCTTTTATCAGCTTATCCCCAGCAGGGTGTCCGAAGTTATCATTGGTATATTTCAGACCGTTGATGTCTGCGAAGAGAATGCCAACGAAACCAAGGTGATTAGTGGTACTGTCATGCTCAAAAGCTTGCTTGTTGTACAGTCCTGTGAAAGCATCACGCATAGCCCCTTGCTCATAGATACGAGTTATGTCCGCTAAAAGTTGGGCATAGCTATTCTTAAACTGTTGCTGTATTTCAAGTTGAATATCAGCACTAAATTCCATGGGACAAAACTCCTTTCATTATCTTGTGAGAGTTAAGGTAGAATGTGAAGTTAGTCGCTGTACATTGGAATCACCTCATAAATTGGTCATCTTATAGTATGTTTCTTCCTTCATGCCTATTACCTCCCTGCCATTATTATAGCACATCATTCAGGTGATTGTATATACTTCTGATTAAGGTACTTTTTGTTAGCAGTTCTGTAAATTTTGTTGCTTTAACGAGCTTATCAATCTTAGCACATCTCTCTGTACCATTGGTCGGAAGGTAGAAGGTTTATTTTCCTTTTAAGCCTTTATACACCAAAAGAAGGAAGGTGACAATCACAGCAAAGAAGCTCCACGTAACCTGTCCTGCGAAACCTCCTCCATTGATATAGCGACATATCATAGAAAATACTAACATAAACAAGCTTATTAGAAAAGCTTTTGCTGTTGTTGACATAATAAATGCCCTCCCTTATCTTTGTATAAATTCACCTAAATTATAACATTTATTCAGGTGCTTGTATATATTTATAATTGAGATATTTCTTATTGGCAGTTCTGAAAATACTATTCTGCTTCTTATTCAGCTCATCGAGTTTAGCACGTTTGGTGTCTGCATCCATATTTTTGTCAGCATACAGTTCCCTGATAGCTTTAGAAACTTTCATAGCATCAGCTCTAGCCCTACGCATACCTTTAAGCTCTTTATCAACTTTAGGTTTCCTACCCTCAAAAGAAGCGTCAGCATATTGCATCTCTAGTTTATCAAGACCATCAAAGAATACGTCCTTGCTACGAGAAGTACCTGTACCCTCAGTATAAGTGAAGCGTGTATATTCAGTCCACTTCTTGCTGGGGGTGATATCATCCTTAGCTACCATATCCACCGCACCCATGAAAGCATAACCCATAGAGCCTGTTAGACCATAGCTTGTATTGTCTATCTTAATAGGGGATAAGTTAGTTAGCTGTCCAATACCACGAGCTACCGTTGAGGTGTACTGGTTGTATTGGTTCTTAGGACTAAGCTTTTCAAGGCGTTGGTCAACAAGAGGGCGATTACGATACATAGAGTGGTTTGTCTGCCACTCATAGAATTTTTCGATGATAGGGGGAGAACCTGACGGAGCAAGGTCTTTGATAAGCTTATAGACAGCAGCAGCAATAGCTTGCTTGTCTTCCCCCTCAGCCATAACATCTAAGATTCTTTCAGGAATAGAAGCAGCAAGCTGACCAATAAATTGTGGCTTAGGATAATCATAAATAGTATCACCTATCTTGATATACCATGCTTTATTCTTCATTTCCATAGGCATGTCCTTATACCAATCTTCATCCTTATTCCAGTACCATAATACTAGACTGGGGAACAGAAGATGTTCTGCCATAGCAAGACCAACACTGAGGGGGTTTTTAGAGAGTTCTCTAGCTGCCTTTAATGTTCCCTGAAAAGTAGCATTAAGAAAAGGGATATGTTTATTAAGAACTTTAACTGCTGTACCACTCTTCATAAAGTTTAAGGTACTATCAGAAGCAACCATAGCAGCTTCAAGGGTAGAAGCACCACGACCTTTAGCACGACGGTAAAGAGCCATACGTGGCAGTTGTTCAGCAGCTTCACCAAACATTACATTCCAATGCCACAGCATCTTAATAGGATATAAGGCTTTGTCAAGGACAGAATTATCAATACTAGGGTCTACAATCTTCCTAAAGTCTTTATTGATTTTATCAATATAACCTAAGCGTGTAGTCATAGTGACGCCATTAGACTTGAACTCTCTTTTGTACTGTCTGAGCAATGCGCGTTCTCGCTGATTATGGATGATAAGTTTACCAAGCGCATTATCAGCATTAAGCATCTGCAAGCCTTGCCAAAAGATTTTCATAGGAGCAACAAGGGGGATGTGAGAAGCACTACGCCCATCAGCATTCATAATAGTTGCTTCAAGAATATCTTTGCATAAGTTAGACACAGCAAACATAGGAGTGCCAGTAGCACCAATACGCAAGCCTGTTGCAGCACCATGAGAGATTTTCTCAAGAATACTAAGCTTAGAAGCACTTATGTTACCATCCTCGGAAGTCATAGCTTCATAGAGACCCCTCATCATACATTGATAATATTTAGGTTGTCCCTTTTCATAGACAGTAATAATTTGTGAAGCACGTTTATATTTTCCCTCTTTTACAGGCATCATTAAAAAATGTCCATTTTCACCCTTAGCTAAATCAGCAAGGGCAAGACCAACACGATTACGCTCTACTTTAAAGACAATACTTTGCATATTCTTCATAGCTTGGACTAAAGGGTCTTTAATGATACGTTCAGACCCCTCAACGGTCATAGCTTTATGAGATGCAAAGAAGTCACTTGTACCCTCAATCTCAAATGAACGTGTCATAGGGATATATTCAGGGTATTCTTTTAAGAATTTATTAGCAACTTCTCTAGGGATAATCTGCCCAGCGACAGCGATGCGTAAAACATTTTCATTCCATTGTTTCCAAAGGTCAGAAGCTAATTCCATTTCAGGCAGTTCTTCTGCTTTAGCAATGATTTTCTTACACTCTTCTAAAGTGTGTGTTGTCTTACGACTAGTTGCCATGACTTCCAGCTCATGCTTCGCTACCTGATAGGTATTCCAAGCTTCATAAAAATCTTTGTATTCAGTGTCTTTAAGCCACTGTTGCAGTTCAGCAGCACGTTTGCCTACTACATTAAAAGGCTTTAAGATGTCAGTAGCAGTTACATTATTAAGAGCAATATTGAATTTTGTCTGCATCATTTTAATGGCAGCTCTAGTGCCTAGATTATTACCATTTAAAAGACAACCAACAGTATCATTACCAGCCTGTTTTGCATACTGCGCCAAGACAGCAGGGTCATTTTCCATAGCTACCTTTACACCTTGGTTAGCTTCATAGGCTCTTATACTTTCGTCAAGGTCTGCAAATTCCCAAGCAAAACGCTTTTTAGTAGCCGTCCACGTGCCAACCAGCTTATCAATTCTTTTGCCTAGCTCTTTATCTGCCCAGTGAAACATTCCAGCAGCTTTGCTAAAGTCAGATTGAGAACCCCAACGACGCACCTGTTGCCCTAAAAGATTCATCTGTGCCTGATAGTATCTGTCACTTGCGATAGCCTTTTCAAATTCAGCATAGGCAAGAGGGAAGTGCTTCTTAGCCATCTCAGGGTTGACACAGTATTCATTCATAAAGGCAGCACGTCCTTCTTCTACATAGGTCTTATAGTTAGAGGGAGCGGCTTTGTCACCATATTCACCATGTTTCCATATAGAAATTGCACCATCATAAAGCTCTTTTTGAACTTTGGCATCTGTACCCCAGCCAAACTTATCAGACAATCCATGTCCGATTTCATGACAGATTACAGACCATGCACGGAAACCACGAATACGAATACCTTTGCCATGTGGCATAAAGTAGCCTAGAGTGCTATCTCCGTTAGCTAAGTCTAATCTATTAGGACGAATAGGGAACATAGCTTTCGCTGTTTCCCATATATCTTCTGCACTCACAGGATGTGGATAGAGGTTTTCTTTACTGTATTCAAGTTTATCTCCATGTGCACCCTGCATGATTTCAGGTGTCTGCCGTGCTTCTAGGTGGTCTTTAGCTAACTGATTAGCAAGAGCATCTTGCTGCATCTGCTGTTCAGGCATCTGCTCGGGATAAGCTTTTTCAGCGGTTGTCTGTGGTTCACGCTTAGTAATCGGAGCAGGGGTAACCATCTCCTCATAATCATTATCCACATCCCATACATTTGCACGTTGTTGCTTGTGTTTCTTACGATTCTTACGTTTCCTTTTGTTTCTATCAGTAGCTTTAGGAGACCCCAGTTTTTTGTTGGTCTCCTCAATTTTAGCTTTATCAGCCATAGGCTCAGTAACAGGGTTTGTCTTTTCAGCAACAAGCTCTGCATCCGTAACAGGGTTTGTCTTGCTAGACCAATCAGCTTTGGCAATCTTTTTAGTACCAATAGCAGCATCGGTCAAGAATTGGCTGACAGCAAAGCGAGCAGGATGCTCCATTGCATATTCACGGATATTGTCATCCATAGCAACCGTAGCTGCTGCTGCAACACCACTGCCAACAAAAGGTGTGGTCAGAACCTTAGAAACCTTAGGAGCAGCTTTGCTCAAAAGACCACCAACGCCATGTGTCAGAGATGCAGCCACAGCACCACCCATCAGAGGCAGTAGGGATTCTTTGGCTTGGTCAGACATTTCAGGGGCATTTTCAGCCTGTTGTGCCATCTGCATTTCCTTAACCATGATAGGTACTTGGACAGCAAGAGGAATCCAAGGATTGACAGCACCAGCTAAATCACCTGCAATAGAGATAGGGTCTTTCGTAGCTGCATAGCGTGCATCATCAATAGCATCCTGTAAAGCTTGGGCAACCTTTTCTTGTGCAGGGGTGACGTCAGTTGAAGGTAAAGACATATCGTCAATATCATCAATAGCACCAATAGCACCTGCTTTATAGGCTTCACCAGCAGCCACAGCAATTTTCTGACCTGCTTTGGTCATACCATCAATCCATTCAGTGACAGCATCACTTAAATCATCAAAAGGATTATATCCTTGGTGCTGCTGTCTATTGAGTTCTACCTCACCTTTGGCTTGCAAGTCACCATAGGATTCATCAGCAAGCTTATTTAATTCACCAAGAATACTCATTCGCCAAAGACCTCCTTCTCAATATCATTTACATCAAGTCCATTACGGATAGCATACTTATCAACGACATCATGGAGCTGGTCTTCATCTAAAGGAATACCAGCAGAATTTACAGGGTTACTATTGATATAGATTTTTAATTCTGCAAGGTCACTCTCTTTTTTAGACAACACAGGTACGTCATCATCAGGTCTTTTTCCTGAACTAGACTGTGTTGTCTTGCCATCCTCGGAGGGGATGAGACCACGCTCTTTTTTGAACTCTAGTAAGTCATTAAGTCTTGCAGTAGCCTTATTAGCTTTCTTTTGCAATGCCTGATACTCTTCTGAATCAGAGTCAACATTAGGGTCTTGATAAGCCTTATACCATTCAGCATAAGTCTTAGTGTCCTTAATATATTGATAACCTTTTTCATAATTCCAAAAGTGTTTAGCTTCTACATCCCCTGAGCCAAAGCCATAATAGTTAGCAGACTTGCGAGATTCACGCAACATACTTCTGCTCATAGTAGCCTTAGTTGCTGCTGGCAGATTAGAGTTATTGATAATCTGCAACTGCTCACTGGGGTCAGTGGTCTGCAAGAGTGCCATAGTAACTCTATCTCTTTCGTCAGCATCTTTTTGAGCTTTGATACGTTGTGCTTGCTGATATTTAGCAAAAACACTTTGTCGAATCTTATCCAATCTTTGCGGACTATAAGCAGAAGCAGACTGCTCTTTAGGGTTAGCACCCTTTAAACCACCTTTATAATCTGCAAGGTGCAAATGTCTGCCAGTACCTGCATCATGAAACAATACTTCACCAAAATACTGTTTAAAGTAAGACAAGGCTCTATTAGCAGAAACATCATCGACACCATCACCAAGATAAATGTCAAGAGCATCACCTTTAGTATGCCAAGAGTTTTGAGCACCACCAACAGCAGCATTATGCTCAACACTACGGAAACCACTGGTAATCTCAGCATCCTTAAAGCCAAGCTGATAGATAGCACCACCAATCAAGGGTAGAGCAGACTTCATGTTTTCTGACAGGTCAGCAAGGTCAGGGTTGTCTCCCTGCGAGATAGGCAGGTAGGCATAAGGAAGACCATCACCAGTCTGATACTCTTTAGGGAGTTGAGACAACAAATTAGATGCTTGCTCAAGGTCAACAGTACCGTCAGGACGTGTACACTTAGACACAATATCATCGGTGACACGCAGGTTGAAGTTGTCAGCTACTTTCTGATAAACAGGGTACATATTGACCATCTGCTTTAAAGACAATCCCTCTTCGTACTGATAGTCACCTAAAGAATCAAGTCTGTCTGTGGTGAAGTCTTGGTCTGCAATCATCTGCAAGATAGGGGATATAGACTTGATAAAGGTATCACGGTTAGGAGAGGCTAACTGCATCTTACGCATAGCAGGAAGACAACCATTCATGAAGTCCTCTCCCTTAGCTCCACCATAAATCAAGTCCTGCATCTCACTAGAAGCCAGCATAATCATCTTCTGACGCTTATCGTCATTGATTCTTTTGTCTGCTTCATCAGCTACTTTGAGTGTGTCTTGAACAGCACCTTCATAATAGCCTTGGTCAAAAGCTACCTTATTAGAGATACCATCTTCACTAAAGGCAGCTCTGTTATCCTGCAAATATTTATTGAAAAGACCAACAGCTTCGGAGACACTCTTTGGCTTTTGAGCTTCGGGGTCATTCGCCCACTGCTGTTTGGCGTAGGTACTAGCCATTTTGCCAATACCTTTTTCAAGAGCTGCCATAGCATAACGGTTATCTGTTAAATCAAACTCATCCGTAGAGTTCTGCAAGGCAGCCATGCGGTCAAACTTCTTTAGGTCTTCTTGAGTCTTACCTGCAAGGAGTTTGTCTGCATTAACCAATACTGCTTGGTCTTGGGAACGCTTTTCATCGGCAATGCGTTCTTCCATAATATTCTTGCCCAAAAGACCAAGGGCAGACTGTAAACGTTGCGTGTCTAAGTCTGTCCTCGGTGAGAGACCAGCAGCAAGATTATATCTGTTGTTGAGTTGCAGGGCATAAGGCATCTCAGGCTGTTTAGCAAACTGGCGTTGAGTACCTACTGATGCCTGTACTTCTTTACTCATTTACGTTTACCTCCCTTGCTATATCCCATATTTACATAAGTAAAAATATCATCACTGGTCAGCTTCTTAGTTGTCTTACCAATATTGCCTGCAATCTTTTGAGTGTTCATAAGATTTCTAGCTTGCGTATAATTGCTCAAGCCAGTAGCAGCGGAAGACAACAAATTTGTAAACCTAGAGGGCATCTTAGGTGCAGAAGCATTAAGGTTCTCTAGGTATGCGTGAGTAGACTTGACTTGTCGCTCACGATTAAGGTCAACCTCATTAGATTTACGCTGGTAGTTATCTTGGATAGAGGAGACAGCACGAGCAGTGTCACCTTCTGCAGAACGTACAATGAGGTTAGCTGTACGTCCGCTCATGGTCTCATTGACAGCAGCCTTTACACCACTGTTGAGCTGCATAGAGTTCATGCGAGTGTTGCTAATGTCTGCAACAGCTTCATCAAAAGCATCTGTGCGCTGCTGTTCCAAGTCCATGATATTCCAATTCATTTCAGTAATGGCAGCCCTTGCCTGTGCGTTCATGGTAGCCTGTGCATTTTTAGCCATTGCACGTTGTCCCATGTAGTCACCTGCAACCTGCAAGCCAGTACTGATACCAGCAACAGCCATAGGGGTACACATAGCCATCACTCCTTTACTGGATATAAAATAAATCTTTGAAATAATTCTTCATTGATTCTTATATATTTATTAAACTCAGCTCCCAGCCATTTAAGCCACTGGATATGTTTAGTATTTTTCATCCAAACATAGTTAGTGACTGGATGTTTAACCCACTCTTTAAAGAATGGTTTACAGAAACGCAGGAACTTAATAGGGTGTTTGTCTACTTCCGTAGTGCAGACAACCCATACAGTGACACCCTCAATAGCACCAATGGCATAAACTTTGTGTGTCTCATCATCATAAAGACAAAGAGCATTTTGCAGCTCTGATGCAGGTGTGAGACCAAAAGAATGCCCCGACGCATAGTACCATTCGAGCCTGTCTTCTTGTCTCATATGCTCCCTAAAATCACAGAGCTGGACAATGTTAAGTTCAGTTACTTTTAAAATAGCCTTGTCCTCCTTTGATAATTACCAATCCAGCCAGCACCAACAAAAGATACAGGCAGGGGTGTGTCTGTTTCCACGCTGATAGAGACATTCTCATTCTTAGCTTGCACAGGCACTTTAAAAGAGCCAGTGGTAAAGGGCATTGATTCAAGGACATTAAAGCGTGTGCCTAAGAGCCTAGAGGTATATTCATATTCAAACACTTGTTTATCCTTGATGTCAACAAGCACTTTAAAGTAACCACTATCTGCATAGTTAAACCACAGTTGACGTAGCTGCAATCTGCCCTCGATGAGAGCTTGTGTGCTGCCATTATTTGCCTGTTTAACAATAATGGTAGACATAACCATCTTAAAGAGATAGTTGAGACCAACAATGATTATCTGTCCACGTACATCACCATCAAAAACAAGCTTGCCATCTTTAGCAGGGACATACGTACCATCAGCCATGACTGCACTGTACTGCTCCTTCTCATCATAGAGGTAGCTAAGAACATCAATAAGCTCCACAGTAGTTTGGTCATTATCATAGTCATAGTCATCAGCAGGAATCTCATAACCCATCTTGCAGTCAAGCAGGACACGATAAGGCTCATAAGCAAGGTCAGTAGTATTGATGGTAAACGAGATTTTCTCTAAGACATAATAACCATTGCGGTTGACAATCAAATAGAGGTTGTTGTCGATGAACTGTCCACCATAGACAGCCCCCTGCATATCCCATTTACTCCATGCAGCCTGAACACGCTGAGAATCAATGAATAAATATTTATAAATATACATTGCTGTCTCATCCCCCTCAGTAATATAGAGCATGAGGTTCTCAACGGTTGACGGAATAATCTTATAGACACCATTAGGAATGTAGTTAGGCACATGAGATGTTATGTCCTGTACGTCCTTAGCATCTGTGTTGTCGGCTGCCGTAAAGAACTCACGGATAGAGGTGTATTTAGCTCTTTCAGCAGCAAAGTAGACATTACGTCCTGCACTAACTGGTTTAGCTTTCAGGCTTGCTTCATAGCGAGTGACAGCAGGTGTGAGGTTAGCACTGGTAGGTGTCAGCGTTCCATCGGCAGTCAAGAGAAACTGTGCATTACGGCTGAACAGCACAAGGTCAGTGTCGAAAGTCACAGCATTGTATAAGGTGCTAATGGTAGAATCGGATGCTGCAAGGTCAATAGGGTCTGTGTCCTGAACCTTGGTGGCACTGGTCATCCAAAAGTTGAAGAAGTCAGCAGAGCGAGTAAGGATAACATTCTCTCCACTCAAGAAACCTAAGCGGTTGCGGTGGTAGAAGACATCATTTATTGTGTCTCCGATGAAAGAGGGTTCAGGGTTGCTATCGTCGTCACCAACTTCTCGTGGAGACCAATCAGCAACTTTGAAAGTAAAAGTACCATCAGCTTCACGTACAAGGACGTGGGGCATAGTGGTATTGTCTATATGATTTTTGAGTGACGGACGAGCACACTCTTTCCATACCTGCTCGACTTCATCATAAGCTACATAGTAATCATCAGTCTCACTACCTTCCTCACCTTTGATTTTCACAAGGAAACCATTAGGAGCAGTAGCAGGAAGAACACTGAACTTTTGTACGCTTTTGAGAATGCCAAAAGCTGCCTGATTGTTGTAGCCATCATAGACAGTTGCAGATTGAATCATAGAATAGGGGACAGTCTCACCTTTAGGCACTTCTTTTGTAGTGTAGTTTAGCGTATAAATGTCGTGGAATTGGTTAGCAGAAGACACTTCGGTAGTTACTTCCCACATATCAGTTTTACAGCGTTCAATCTCTGCAAAGAAAGCGTCATAAGCAGCTTTATCATAAGTTATATGTGCTTGCCACTGGGCAGGATAACGACTAATATTTGGAAAGTCAATAATAACTTGTGTCTTATTACTTGTAACATTTGTTTGTGCAGTGTAATTGTATACTTTAATAGTAGGCATAAGACCCTTAAACCTGTCTACCTGTTGTGGGATAGAAGTGGACGGATGAAGTTTTAAGGTCTCGCCAGTGATAGATTTATAACCAACCTTTTGAATATAGAGCCATGAAGAGCCTTTAACAACCTTATAATCTGTACCAAGCACTTCCACCGCTTCTGCCAGCTTATTAGCGATATAGTCAGTAGCAATGAGCTTCGTGTGGCTTTTGTCCGAGCCATCAGGGGTATCATAGCTGGCGATGGTTTCACCGTTCACATCAATGCGATAGGTTCTGCCATACTGACCACTTTTGATATTGACAAGCAAACCTTGGGTCTCCCATGCCTTGTTGTCTATGGTGTCTGCCATCTTCGTTACCTGCTTGATGTTAGACACAAAAGTATAGTCAGCAATAGTAATAGGTTTCAATGTATAGCGTGGTGCTTCTGAATAGATATAAGGCTTTGTGCCCTCGGCAAATTTCACAGTCTGTTTTTTGCCTTGCATATCATAGACCTCAATGTCACTGCCTGTGAATAAGACAATATACTTCTCGTCCTCATCTCTGTCAATGAAATGCACGAGAGGTTTAGTTTTATCGTTCACCTTGCGTCCGAGACTGGCGACAAACATACTGGGTGGTCTTTTCTGTAAACCGCTGGATTCACTAGAGTAGCCATTAAGCTGTTCTTCAAGCTGCTCAGGGTGACGCAGGATAGGAGGTTGCTGAGACACACCACTGACAAGGTTTTTTATGTCTTGGTTAATCAGTCCCATATCATCACCTCAATCTAAGCTGCTGCACATATGTATGGTCAAGCATTGAATCACTATTATTGTCAAGTTCATATTCCTGCAAATGCTGCCAAGCTTCTCCAATCTCTTGCTGGGTTACTTTTGTCAAGCTATCATCACCAAAATAGGAGGTTTGGAAGACAAAACAAGCTTTAGCTAAAACATAATTGCGCATTTGCTCAGGCAGGTTTTCAAAATCAAGATAAAGGACAATTTCTACATCAAGAGGTTTGTCAAAGATTAGTGTGTCTTTGAACAAGTCCTTTAAATAAGCACCCTGTCTCACAAGCTTTCTGCCGTGGTTGTCTTTGATGTAAAGATAGCTGTCATTCCACGGAATCTTTTTGCTGTCAACATCAGGATTCAGAGTGAAATGTGGTGTCTTATTAAAAGTCCACCCTCTAGCCTGTTCCTGTCTGCTGATACTGCGCAGGATTCGCAAGGCATTGATAGCATCTATATCAGTCAGCTGTTCAAGGGTATTTACAGGAGCTTCGCCAATAGTACCTATGATGCTATTGACGGCATCAAGTTCAGTTAATGCGGTAATCTGCATTGGTTACTCCTTTCATTCTTTTGTTAATAAAATAGGGGCAGCATATAGCCACCCCTAAACGGACGAAAATAAAATTAGGCTTTAGTAATAACGCCCATGTATGCAGCTTCGGGGCGGAGACCACCAAAACCTTTAGCATACTTAGCAATGAACTGGTCAGCCTGATATTCAGGACGACGAGCGTGCTCCATGCCCAGTCCTTTGAGGGTCAGAATACCAGCAGAGGACGGATGAGCCACCAAGAATTGGCAGGTGTCCTTATAGGTGGTGGGGAACTCGTGACCATCACCTTGGATAACATTTTCATTATCCGTGCCACCTTGGGTCAGCAGAGGTGCTTCAATCAGGTTAAAGCCCAGCAGTTTGGTAGGTTTGTTGTCCTCAATGGTCATAGTTGCACCATACAGCTTGTTGATGATGTCTTTATGAGCAATGAGTGCACTGAGTGCCATCGGTTTGATGTAAACATTGCGGTCACTCATCGGCACAAAGTTTTCGGACATATGGGTCTTGATTTTCAGCAGCTCTTTAAAGATAGCAACGCCCATAGCTTCGGTTTCGCCATAGTCTGCTTCTGCCACAGCTTCGGTGACAATCAGACCTTTACCAGTACCTTTGACACCAGTTTCAGCATTGTCTTTGATGTTCTCTTCCTGCTTAACAACCATCTTAGCAACCTCTGCCAAAATAGCGCAGTCTTGAGCAACAGCCAGTGCTTCGCCCAGTTCCTTAGAGTATTTACCACGAATATCATAGTGGTTCATAGCATCATCAAGGTCAAAGATAAGGCTATCCGCAGTCAGCAGACCATCAAGAACGATGGTGCGCTCATTGTGTTCAATCGGGGTACGCAGGTCATCAAGGTTTTTACCTGCTTTTAAATACTTCGCCTTTGCACGACCTACAATCGGGAAAACAGCAGACTTGCCGTGCTCAATGGTTCGTTCAGAGAAACGACCACCAGTAATCGTAGTTTGGGAGAATGCAGTCAGCACCTCACCAGTAAACATTTTCAGGAACATACCTAAGCGGTCTTTACCAGTATCAGATTGAGCAAGACCGGGGTTTGCGATAATCATATCAGCCATTAAATAAATTCACTCCTTTATATAAATAAAAATTAAAATTATAGATTAAAAGAATTTAGAAGCAGCGACTTTACGCTCAACTTCTTGCATATATTTTGCGTCTTTGCCATAGCGAGGGTCACTCATGGCTTTAATCATTTCAGCAGCATCAGCAAAGCCAGCAGCTTTACCAGTGGATTCAGCACCACCGAGCGTCGGATTGTCTGTACCATGCTGTGCTTGCATCTGAGCTTTGATACCTGCGATGTAGGAAGACACAACATTCAGGTCAGACTTTTCGATAATCTCATTGAATGCAGCCACAGCTTTTGCACCTTGTTTAGCTACAAACTTTTGCAGCTGACCATAGGCACGTTTACCACCTGCATCCTCAATGATTTTGTTAGCGAAAGCATCAGCCTTAGCTTGCCAGCCAGCGAGAGCAGCTTCAACGAGAGCTTTAGGATAGCCTTTGTCTTCGAGCAGCTTATAGCTCTTTTCAGACAGCTCACCATTCTCGTTGTACTCCTCTTCCAGTGCGTTAAAGTCTACGCCGTTAGCTTCGAGTTGTGTCTTTGCATCTGCAATTTCACCCTTAGCCTTTTGGAAGTCAGCTTGTTCTGCTGCTGGGGTGTCAGTTTCCTTTTCGTCGTCGGTTTGTTCTTCCGTCGTCGTTTCATCATCGGTCTCCTCAATTTGGGTGTCTTTGTTGTCTACGGCAATGGTTTCGCCATTAGACACAATCTCCACACCCGACAGGTCAACTTCTTGCTCCTTAGGCTCTTCGTTGACCTGCGTAGTTTCGGTTGTTTGTTCTTCCATTACTGTTCATTACCTCCTTGTTGTTGGTTCATAGCATCCATCACACCTTTAGTAGCGTTCGGGACACCTGCTTGCATCATTTGCATCATTTGTGCTTGTTGCTGTTCCTGCTCAATTTCCTCAGGTGTCTTGATAAGACCTGTGGTATCAAGGTTACAGCTGTTCGCCCAAGCACGAGCCACTCCCTGCCAGTTGACGACGGCAGCAGCTTCGCGAATCTGAGCAATCGCTTGCATGAAGACACTAAGCTTCTGCTGGTCATGCCCACGTCCGATAGCTTCCATGCCAGTAGTCACGGATAAAGACACAATATCATTAGGCACGTCGGGAATCTCTCCACGCTTAGAGAGAATATTGACGAGCGTGTTAGCTAAGGGTAACTGCAATTCCTGTGAGAGAATAGAGTAGATACCACCTAGTGTGTCTTCAAGCTCATTAGCAACATAGCGAATTTCTTCGGCGGTGACACGCTCTGCGGAACGTTGGACGGCAGAGTTGAGCATAAAGGCGTAGGACAAACGCTGTTCAATAGCGTCAGCCGTAGCTTTTGCTGTCTGCATATCCTGTGCCTTGTCGAGCTGCAAGCAGGTAATGTCTTCTGCACGACCTGTGACATAACCGCCATTTTTGGTCTTATTGATTTTAGATACCTGTGTAATTCCGTTGGGATTCACAAGGTAGATTACGCTGGCAGCAATCGCAGACATTTCGGCAATGGCTTTAGACAAACCTTCTAGGGTTCGCAAGTCACCGATGTATTCTTCTACATAACTGCGCGAATAGTGTTCACCGTCCATCTTGAACAGTCTCACTGGAATCCAAGGACAGACCGCCTTAGGATAGCTTTGCTCATAGCCAGCGATACGTTTGCCCTCAATCTCCTGATAGCTGTAAAAGCGTTGGTCTTTCGATGAATAGGTGATATGAGTATAAACATCAATCATTTCATCTCCACGCCTTTGAGACATATCGTCTGCAAGTTGACCTAAGACCTCATAGGGCAGGGTATTGATAGCCATTTTATCAACAGCAATAATTTGAATTGGGTTGCCCACAAAGTCACGCTGGATAACATAGCTGTTGAGTTTATACACCTTAATGCCACCCTCTTTCGGTGGGAAGAACAGCAAGGCATTGCCTGAGACAATTAATTGCTTGAGACATACTTCCATAGCTACACGCATCTGCGAAGACTCAAAGTATTTCTGAACCGTTTGTTCTCTTTGTACTAAGCTTTGTTCTATCTCTTGTTTGTCTTCTTGCCGACTCTCAAGATATTTCAGTACGTCGTCACGAATGTCTTGTCTAAAAAAAGGTGTATTTGGGGGAAAGAGAGCCAGCACGAGCTTAGAGGTCAGGTTATTGACACCACGAGCACCTACCGCCTGATAGGGAGTAGGGTACTTTGTTGCACCATTATCACCCCTTTTGGGAAATAAAAAAGGAATGGTGTATTTCGCACATTCCTCAGCTCTGTCAATATAAACATCTCGGTCTCGTGAAAGCATCTCGTATAAAGATTTAGCTGTTGTTACTTCTGCCATTACAGGTTCACCCCAGTACCGCTGCCAATCTGATTAATGGTCAGCTTCTTCTTGCCCTTAGTCTTAGCACTACCAGTCTCATTCTTAGTATCAACGGCAGTGTTGTCAATTTTCAGGGGAGCTGCAACAGGGGCAGCAGCAGGAGCAGCAGCTTCTACTTTTGGTTTTCTACCGCACATAGTTCTCCTTTCTACAACTGCGTAGGATTGTACACGCCATTGCGAGCAATCGTCAGTTGTTGTCTACCTTTTTTCTTGTTAAAGGTATCGCTCGTACCACCATACTCAGGACTATCAGGGTCTTTAGCATTGGTTTCGGGCACGAGCGCAGAGCCTGATACGTCGGTATTTACGCTGGGGGTTTTAATCTTCCAGCACATCGTATCACTCCTCGTCATTTAGTTTAGCCAGCATCTTAACTCGTCCAAGCACATCCATAACTCCCTTAATATATCCAATATGCACATCGTTGTTTTTGAAGTTGTGTGCCATCAGACTGTTAAGATTAAAGGCTTTTTCTAAGTCCTCGTAGACTAGAGGACTGCAATAGGGGAGAAGTTCTTCCCCTGTATTGTTTGTCTTAATTTCAATGTTCATTTGTCGATTATATGCCCCTTTACTTTAGTGCTCCTTTTGTGACCCTTTAGGTGTCCACAAAATAGGATTCATGTCTTCGTCAACATCCTCAAAACGGAGAATACGTGCGACACGAGCCTGAGCCAAAGCATCTTCCTCAGACAATCCTGCTTTTTCATAGGCAGCTACCACAGCATCCCATGAGCAGTCTTTGTCAAGAATTTTCTTTGCACCGACAGCACCAATTTTAGGACAGCCCTTATAATTGTCAGTAGGGTCACCGATTAAGGTCTGTGCTAAGTGCCAACGGTCAGCTTCTTCTAGTGTTGTCTCTTTAAATTCATCTTGAATGAAATTATAGAAACGACAGGGGATAGACCCCATATCTTTGTCTCCGCTGATAATGACAGTGTTAGAGTGGGGCATAGTACCATAGATACCTAAAATGTCATCAGCTTCAAGCGTGGGGAAAGACAACACAGTATAGTTTTCTTTTACCCACTGAATAGCAGCAGAGTAGCCAAGGGGTTTCCGCACGCCTACACGGTTAAGCTTATAAGGTGGAAAGACCTTAGAGCGGAAGTAGGGTGGAGAAGAAAAGCACATTGCAATTTCATAAGCACCCTCATATTTCAGGTGGTGCATGATTTTGTCAGTAATAGTTACTACATAGTTGTCAATGCCCTCTTTAACTTCTGCAAGGTCAACATGAAGCGTCCATAAGTCACTATACCAGTTAATAGGGGTTTCCGCAGCGGAGCAGGTGCGATAGACAATCATGTCAGCATCGAAAAGCAAACGCAATTTATCCTTAGCAGCCATAGTTAAACACCCACATAAAGAAGCTGAGAATACCCATAATGCCAAAAGTAATTAAGGCATAGACAGCAGCGACAATAAATGCAAGCACCATACTAGCCAGCAGTGCTTCTTTAAAGTATCTTTTGCTCATTTAAACTCACAGCTCCTCTCTTTGCAGTTATCGCAGTTCAGCATACAGCGGTCAAAGATTTCAGGGGCAGCATCAGCCAACAATTTGTGAATGTCTTCTGCAAGCTTACGATGTTCAGGCATTGCACGACGGCACAAGCGTTTCGGCAGATACTCATACCATGCACGGAAATTGCCAGTGACCACGAGGGAAGTCTCTACGCCCTGTGGCAGAAAATAAGCAGCATCCTGCTCTTTGAGACCATCATCAAGGCATTCTTTGTAGGAGTCAAGCATAGGTTGATGCTCAAGCATCTCATCTATACACTCTTTATCTACACCGTGCTGTGCTGCAAATTTGTACAGACCTTCGGGAATAACGCAGGTATCAAAGGTGCTGCCACGAGCAGACTTCACGGTAAAGGAGAGGTGGCGATGGCGTGTGAGTTGACCAAGGACACGTACAGAGCATTTGACCAAGAAGCTGACATAGCAATGCTCCAAGACACTAAGATGTCCGCTTTCAATGATAGCTTTAATGCCCTTTTTGTTTACGTCATTACCGTAGGGTTGTCTGCAAGCTGTTTTCAGCAGCTCCATATAGTTAGGTGTGATAGAGATTAACTCAGCACTCAAAATAATTCCTCCATTCCTTTACCTGTGACTACTAAACCTTTTGCTGTCTTCTCAATCAGGTGAGGAGAAGTTACAGTCATAAGACCCCCTTGTGAGCATTTGACTTCTACTCTGATTCTCGTTACCTGACCTTCAAAATAGAGAGTCTGCCCTAAGGAGTTCTTTCTTTTGATATAAACTCTTTGTCCAATCTTGGGGACTAAGAGGTTTTTGTGTGTCGACATAAGGCTTTACCTCCACAATTTTTGTTTGTCTACCGAACCTAAAGGCTTCTGCTTTAGTGTTCATGAATATGTCTATTTTTGTCTTGCCATGACCACCCCCGAACCTGTCCTGAACAATGTAGGAGTGACCATCAATAACGACCTCTGTTCCTAGAGGGAGACCATCACAGGCGATGGTTGTTCCTGCTGTGGCTAAGACACCACTAGCAGTGATACCATCAGTTTTTCCACATTCATCAAGAGCAGGGGTGTAGGCGGTGCAGATGACAAGAAGTAGGGTAGGTAGGTTAAACATAGCTTACCTCCTAGTGACAATCACACCAATTTCTACCAATTTTTCCCTCGGTATCTAATTGGCATCTAATTCCATAATATTCTTGTGTCTGTCTCATAGATTCTTGAGCAATTCGCACAGCGTCCTCAGCAATCTCATGTGTTCGACAGGCTAATTGTCCCTCATCATGCACCCAAGCCATAAACTGAAAATCGTCTCCATGTTTATAGCCTGCTTTAATCATATTTTCTTCCCATAGGCATATCCATTTTTTACATATCAATGCACCACAGGACTGTAAAAGTAAATTGAGAGCTGAATGTAGACTTCTCACATGGAGATGTCTGCCATCCAACCCCCGCAAATATTTTCTTTTCCACTCTTGAGGTTTACCGTGGTATTTAACCACAAGAGCATTTTCAACAGCTTCACGCAGCATCTTGATAGCAGGGGTAGCTTTTAAGAATTTCTTCTTTGCTTGCTTGCCCATAGCTTCATCACCACCGAGAAGCTTGCCAAGATTTTTGTCTCCGCTGCCATAGAGGAAGGCGTAAATAAAGGTCTTCGCTTGGTTTCTCGTAGGCAGCCCAGCAGCCTGTTGATTCAGTGTATGAATGTCCCCATTCAAGATAACATGGGCATAAGCACCGTTGTCATAAGGGTAGAGGTAATGTGCCAAGCAGCGTAGTTCAAGACCACAAGCATCAACGCCTACCTCATACCAGTCTTTCGGAGCGCAGAAAAGCTCCCTGCATTCCGCACCATATGGACTACCAACGTGCGGTACTTGAGCAACGTTAGGGTTCGCATGGGTAGCACGACCTGTGACTGTACCACAAGGATTCACTGAGCCATGAATACGCCCATCAGCCTTTACATGCTTTAGCCATGCTTGGTTACCTGTGACTAACTGCCCCAGTCGCTTGTTCACCATTAGATATTCCTCAAAGACACCTGCTAGTGTCCTGAGTTCAGCAGGTGCAGCTTCATCGGTCTTAATAAACTTAAAGGTATCACCATCCATCTTAAGCTTCTCTTCATCGTAGAGGTCAGGGTGCTCCGGCAAGTAATGGAATTGATTTTCCAAAACCCACAGAATTTGTTGTCTGCTAGAAGGGTTGAAGTCTTTATATCTTTGAATGGGTACACCTGCTTTATAGCCTAAGCGTTTGTTGTCTCTTTTAGGTACGAATACCTTGTCGGGTATTTGTGGTACAGCGTCGGTGAGCTGGGAAGACAACACAGCATAGCGACAGGCAAGGGTCTCTTGAAGCTTCAATGCCTTTTCAGCATCAAAGCAGAAACCATTACGCTCTTGTTGAGACATAAGCCACTGTGCTTGATGTTCAAGAGCAATAGCCTTTTGTGGTGCTCCGATTCTCATAAGGTAAGCATAGAGTTTCTTCGTGACAGTTACGTCCTGCACGCAGTAAGACAACATTTCCTCGGAGAAGCTGTCCCATGCGTCCTCTTGCTCACCATAAGTGCCTTTAAGTTCCCCAAGTCGATACCCCCACGCCTTAAGTGATTGTCTGCCAATCAATTTAGCTGGCATTGTACCGTTTCTCACTCTCGCATGGTCAGTATCTTCTATATTGCCACAGATAAGACGTGCTAAAACAAGGGTATCGTATATTTGAGGTCTCCATTCTCGCTTTATGCGGAATTCAGGGTAGAGTTTAGCAAGAGCAGGTATATCATAGTTAATAATGTTATGACCGCAGATGCTTTCTCCATCCCTAAGAGCAGCGATTAGTCGCATAGCTCCTTTTTTAAAATCACTAGGTCTGTAACCTGTAATGTTGTTTTGGTCGTCGATGATTACTAGACAATGCCCTTTGGTAACATTGTCTAGCAAGCCATCGGTTTCAATATCGAAATAGAGCATAATTACAGCTCCTTAGCAACCATGTCGATAAAGTTCTGCATCTCATCACACTCATTTTCAAGAGCAATTCGGCGCTCTTCTGCACGCTTTTGATAAGCTAACAGAGCCTTGTTGTTCTCTTCAATCAGCTTCGTGCAGCTACGGACACGCAGATGTGCAGCCTGTACCTGTTTAGCGGACAGCCAAGCCAAGAGGTTGACCGTCCATTCCACTAATTTTGCTAAGATTTCAAACATCTCTAAAAATCTCCTTTCTGTTCTTCTTCTTCGGCTTCAAAAGGACATTCAGGCTCAGTGTACTCTGATAAGTCCTTGACAGCGTTGAGCCTGTTAGTTTCCTTGTCGTAGGCAAGATAACCTGCAATGCCTGTATCACCGCTGTATCGGTTCTTTAAGACACGCACACGGATAAGGTTCTTCTTCTTGCCCTCGTCCTGCTGGTTTCTCTCAAGACCCCAAACAGCATCACTGAGCTGAGAGATAGCCTGAGAGCCACGCAGGTGGGAGAGTGACAATGCTCCTCCCTCTTCTGCTGGTGTACCGTCAGTGCGTCGCAGGTGAGACACAACAAGCATTCCTACGCCTGTTTCTTCTACAAGGCTTCTCAATTTCGTCATCATAACGTCGGTAGCCTTGCGCTCATTTTCTATGTCCAAGCCACTAATAGCAATGCTGATATGGTCTAGGACAACAAAATCAACCTGTTCGCCAGTAACCATATAGCGTATTGTCTGCAAGAGGTCTTCACATTCAAGTGAGCCAAAATGAGAGTAGAAAACAAAGTTGTCCATAATATCATCGAACGCTTGTTTATATTCTTCGTTGATGATTGGTCTATGCGCTGGTTTACCAAGCTTTAGACACACAAGACCATTAGCCGTGTGCTTGACATTTTCTTCAAGCATGAGCATACCCACTTTGCAATAGCATTCTGTGGCAAGATGGAAAGCTAGGTGTCTAACGAACGTAGTTTTACCTATGCCAGTGCCAGCGGTGATAACGACAAGCTCACCTTTACGCAAGCCATCAGTCATATTTTGCAGGTCAATATCCCAAGGGAGAGGATAGTTGAGTGAATCCTCATGCTTAGACAATACTTCCCACAGGTCATCACCTTTGATAATGTCTGCTGGTGTGTAGGTCTTTGCGTCCCATACAGCCTTAACAATAGCATCTGCCTTGTTATTTTGCAGACACTCATTCGGGTCTTTCATGGGCAGCCAAGCAATTTTAAGCTTGTTAGGGGACAAAATTCCACTGACCGCCTTTACACCTTGTCTGCCAGCATCATCCATGTCAAACATCACTATGACTTCTTCAAAGGATTCAAGCCAGTTGAAGTTAGCACGGAATGCTTTGGCAGCAGAAGCAGCACCAGTCGGAATTGAGACACAAGGGTATTTATTTCCCTGTACCTGTGATACAGTCAGGGCATCAATCTCGCCCTCGGTAATCACAAGCTTCTTGCCACCACCTTGAAAAAGGTTTTGTCCGAAGAAACGCTCACTAAAAGAGCCACGAGCTTCAAAGGTCTTGTCAGCAAAACGAATCTTCTGTCCGATAAGCTTGTTGTCGTCATCATAATAGCAAGCCACCTGAGCAGGTTTACCATGTACAACAGCTTTATAGTAGCCATACTTCTGACAGGTTGTCATGGTCAGTTTCCGTTTAGGCAAGGGAACAAACTCCATGTCATTAGGGTCAATCAACCCTTGCTTTTTTAAAGTTGGTGACATATGCCGTTCCTCCTTGTCTCCACGGAAATAGGTGTTACAACTGAAACAGAATTTGTGCCCATCATCATACTCTGTCAGGGCATCATGCGAGCCACAAGCAGGGCAGGGAAGATGTGTCTCCATAGTTACACCTCATCATTTACAAATTTTATAGGCACGCCATATTGTGCCTTTAGCTCATTCAAAACATGAAATTGAGCGTCGGATATTTTCTTGTGTCCTAACGTATCTGCTAAGACATAAATACTGTTCTCACATTCGGGCAGGTTATATCCTGCAACTGCCCTTATTTCTCTGTCGGTCTCAAAAAGTCCATTGTTGAATAGGAGTATGTGGTAGCCAGTATCAAGCTCACCATTCCTATATGCTGCCTTAAACAGCTTTTGTTTGTTTGCACCTTTAAGGTTTTTGAGACACACAATAATTTGCTTTGTTTCGGTGCGCTCTTTGTACTTAAAGGGTGACAATACGTTCGCCACCACCTTTTAGCTCTAACCCCTCGGTGTGCTTCATGGTCTCCCTAAACCAGCTAGAGGGAATCTCTCTGCTGGCGTATTTGAAACCATGCTTTTCGCACCATTCGGCAACGGTTGTCTTAGCACCCTGAGAGATTCTTGTCTTAGCGTTGGAAAAGACAAAACGAATGTCAAGGTGTGGGTACTGCTCTCTAATCAGCAGATGCTTCTTGCGGTCTGCTGCTTCAAAGATACCCTTAGCTTCGACAATAATTCCGTTTGGCAGAATAAAGTCGGGGGTATAGCGGTGTTTGGATGCAGGGACAACATAAGGAATAGAGTATTTCTCGTAGACCTTAGGAATACCTGCGTTTTCAAGCTGTGCTGCGATGCGGTCTTCCAAACCACTGCGATAGGGCAGGGCGAGGGTTTGGAATCCACCACGACGGTTGAATTTAACAGCCATTTTTAGAAGTCGGCATCAGAATCGTCGGCAAACGGAACACTGTTTGCTTCTTCGTCAGATGCAAGACAATCAAAACCGCAGTCATCAGGATTTACAGAACCCATGCTAGGCGCAACGTATTCAAGTACCTGAACAGCTTTCAGGAGCAGCTGCACGCCATAGATTGCAGCAGAAGCATAGAATGGACGCAGCAGGATGCAGAGACGAATGGTAGAACCATGTCCAATCTCAATGTCTGCTGCCATCGGTTTGCCGTATTTGTCGAATACAGGCACGCTCTTTTCAATGACTTCGCCATCTTTGGTTTTGATAACAGCATTGGTCTTAGCCTTGAAGACAATCTCGCCCTCGTTGTCTTCGGTATAACCAAGATGCGGATGGGAATTGCGCTGGAATTTCTTGCCGTCCAGCTCAGGGGTTTTCTTTGCCATCTCCCATTCATTTTCGATACGAGCCATCAGCTTTTCGGATTCTTCGGGGGACAGCTTGATACCACAGGCATATTTACCACTGTCTTTACCATCAAATACCTCGGTGGTACGCAGGTGTGGATAGTAAGCTTTGCCTTTAGGAGTGGTAATTTGAGTAAAGTTGTTTTTTGCCATTTTAGTTATTCTCCTTATATTTAAATAATTTCAAAGCCCTCAAGAGCTTCTTTAGGGATAATAGGTTTAACATGCTGTGCTCTTGCAAGACGCAGAAGGGCAATCTGAGCACCTGTAAGCAAATTGAAGTCATCATCAGGGGAGCATTTGGCTTCACTGTGAGCAAATACAGACTTTCCTTCAAGAAGTTTAGCTATGACTGTGTTCTCCGTAGAATAGATGATAACTTTAGCATTTTTAGGGGGAACACCTTCTAAGTATTTTGCTGGAATTGCCCAGCCTTGATGGTCATTGCATGTATTAGAGCAGTTATGTCCCCCCTACATCTTTACCAAAATCAACACCATATTCACCATTACAGTAGATGTAGCAAACAGTATCTATCTGGTCTTTTACACATTCATTGCCCTGATACACACATGTGCATTTTACAGCGTCACCAATCTTAAATTTATTAGCCATTGTTAGCCACCACCTTTGTTGTCTTTCTTGTCTTTACGGCAGGTTTGGTGTCTTTGCCAGTGCCTGTACTGCCACTTTCCAAGCCACGTTCTGTGTCAGACAACACATCAGCTTCTTCAATCTGCACATCCTCAACCTTATGAATCAGCATCTGTGCGATACGCTGACCTTTGCCAATGATTTCCAAGTGTTCACCAATGTTCTCAATATAGAACATAATCTCACCACGGTAATCAGCATCAATAATGCCTACCTGATTAGCGAGACGGAGCTTTGTGTCTCTGCCAGTAGAGCTGCGCAGGACAACTTCGGCATAATAGCCTTGTGGAAGCTCCATAGACAAACCAGTACGGATAATGGCAGCTTTGGAAGAGAAGCGAGAGGGCGTTACCGCCTTGCGCTCAAGACAAAACAGGTCAAGACCAGCAGCACCGCCAGTCATGGCTTTAGGAAGGATAGCTTCCTTGTCAAGACGTTTGAATTTTACAATCATAGATAATTAGTCCTCCTTCTTAGGGTCGATAATTTTCTCAATATACAGCATCTCCATGAGCCATTGCTTATAGCGTTTGGCTTTGGCAATGTCCTTTTCTGCTGCTTCACCTTGCTTGTGACCAGCACGCATGGTGTATTTGATGATGTTGCCTTTAAGGAAGCCGATGAACTCTTCACGAGACATAACAAGCTGCATGAGTTCAATAGGCTCTAAGCCAGCCATGTTAGCGTAATGAGCATCATGATATTTGCCATCATCATCAGGTTTGCAGACAACAATGTCAGGCAGGGGTTGCAGTTCTTTAGGCTTTTTGTCGCTTTTAGCAACAGGCACATCAACAGCGTCATAGGGTTCTAAGTCTGCATAGTAACAAGCAATTACCTTTGCTTTATCAAAGGTTTTAAGTTTCAGATAGCAATAATCATCAAAACGTTCAATGATTGTAGCTACTTTACCTTGATAGCTGCCATTTGTAATTCTGACAGCTTGTCCTAAAGTGGTCTGCCCACGACAGGTAACACAATTACCACTACAAGCCTTTTTAGTAGAGGGTGGGGTATCGAGACCTTGTGCAGACTTAAGCATAGAGATAGGGACATACCACTTGCCACCACCATACGTTTTAATAGACAAGTCCTGAACATAAGCACTTTTAGCATCCTCATCAACAACAGTTTCCAATGCTTCTACAATAGCATCTTTTTTGATGACTACTGTATCGTTTACAAGGAAGTCCTCTGCTAAGATAAATCTACGTCCTTTGATAATTTTCATAATAAAATACCTCCTAAAATTTGATTTTTGAAGAAGACAACACACTTTGACGAAAAGACGCGATTTGGTAAAAGGGAGACAAAATCAAAGTGTGTTTCTTTCTTCGACAGTAGTGACCCATTAGCTTTTCCTTTAGTTACCTAAAGTGATTTAGAAAAACCAAAAGGTACTAGATAAAGACAAATAGAACCATAAGTTACCATAGGTTAGTTATTATAGATTACTAATAACCACACCATAGGTAACTTATGGTAACTATAAGAACTTAGGTAACTTATAGTACCTTTAGGTCTTATAGTTACCTTTTTTCTTTCTTCGACAGTAGTGACCCATTAACAAAAGATATACTTACTGTCCCTTATAACATTTAAATCTAGTGTGTCTTTAGCAGGAGGGGTGGGTAAAGGCTTATTGCTGAGTGGTTGCAAGCACTCTCTAAATAGCTCTAATACATCATTTTCTGTATAGAGGTCAATAAATGCTTGTCTTACAATATCATACATAAGACCTGCCTGTGACATAGGACAACCATAGGAATCATGTATCATGGTAAAATGATTGATACCTGCATCCTTTGCTCTGCAAGTAGTTAATTGAAGGTGACAAGCATCCATTGAGTGTATGAAATTTGGGGCAATTCCATTTGCTTGCTTGATTTTGTCTATCTTGCCTGTTTGGTGGGGCGTATAGATTCGGAATCTTTTACCAGCACAACGGAGCTTGACAACTTCAACATCATACTTTACGTAGCTTTGTTGCAATAAAAGTCCTAAAGGTGTCACCCAAGACACAACATTTGAATTTTTTGTGACAAGTTTCGCACATTTATGTAACCAATCCATACCCTCAACAGCTTTTACAACTACCTGACCAACAGCATCCCATATTTTTTCTGCCATATACTGTGCTGCCTGATAGCAGTTGCTTTGCGTAAAGACGCAAGCATCAGGGTTCTCACGCATAGCCTTTTTGATTGTGTCTTCCATAATCTGCTCTGTATAACCATTCTTTTTAGCACCATAGGCTAATGTCATGGTTGGTCTTTTCGTAACCTTGCGATTTACACCAAAATTCAGCCATATCTGAGCAAGAGTTTTGTGTCCATAAATCAATTTCATCTTTTCTTCGTCGTAGTGGTCTGTGTCACCTTTTTGTGCATCTTCTTTCAAAAAGGTATTGACTTTTTCCGCAACCTGTGCATAGATGTCGTTTGGTTTGTCTTGTGGAATAAGATTTACAGCTTTACCACCGATAGGGTCTCTTAAAATTGCACTGAAATGTTGCAATCCTGAACACGTCCCATCTTGTGCATAAGGCAAGCCAGTAGACCAGCCAATGATAGAGCCATGTTCTGCTATCCATGCTTTAGCTTTTGCCCATTCAAAACAAAAGGCAAGCATTTGGACAGGCTCATCCTGCTGCAACCACCATTGACAGCCCATAGGGTCAGCAGCAGAAGACAAAATAACTTCTTCATGCTCATATACCCATTTAATACGGTCGTCATAGCTTACTTTGTCTACACCTGCTAAGTTAGCACCAGTGATAGCAAGCCATTTTATGTCGTCCTCCTGCTTGCAGGGTGGTGTGCCTTTAAAAAGCAGCAAGCCTTTGTTTAAGTCGTCACCTTGCGGACTAAAAGGTGGAATAGGGTAGATACGTCCACGAAAATCCATATTCCAAGGGAAATAAATCTCGGAATATTTGCTAAATTTTATAGCAGTATTTAGTGTATTATTGGCTCTGTTTTGGAGAGAGATACGTCGCTTTTCACTTTTAAAATATATAGATGCTTTTTTCTTATATTCAGTGACTTCTTCTTCCGTAGCATTTTCATTAGGACGGAGAGGAGCATTACTTTCATATAAGGTGATTACATGGCTGTTTTCACTAGCGCATGGAATATAACCATTTGCACGACATTCTTTTAGAACTTGTAGAACAGGTTTATTTATAATCCAAGGTGTTGCCTGTATACTATTTACTGCTTTATAGACCATAGGAATATCTATTTGTGCAAGTTTTTTCTTATAAGTCTGTCCAAAAGAAGTGTCCATATATTTAAGGCGTAAAAAATCTGCTAGGAGAGACAAGTCACCATAATAACCTCCATCAGTTAAAGTAGACCAAGGGGCAGGAGGGACAATCATAGGTGCGTAATGCCTTGCTCTATCTAGCATATTGTCCTCGTTACGCTGCCACGCTTCGGCAAACTGCACAGTAGCCACAAGAGATTCAGGCTGCTTATATTCGTGCTCTAATGTAAAATAACCTGTTGCTTCTGCTGCTAATGCGACTAGAGCACAGCCAAGATTACGCATTGCAGATTCTTTGCCACTTTCCCATTTTGGAGGGGTAAAGTTGCATTTTTCTATTGCATTCTTAAGGTAACGTTGACGATAATGCTCACCTACACGCTTGTCAATACCTATAAGTGCTTTTCTATTTTTGTCTTCTTTAGGCAATTTTTGCAACCAGTTATCAAATGCTTGTGTCTGATATTCATATAAGATACCTTTACCTGCTTTATCACCTGCATTATTTAAATAGCACATTCTCTCATCAGTAGAGCAGAGAGCATTGAGAATAGCACTCATTGTACTTACTGTGCATACGTTTACAATAGCGTTAATATCCACATCACCTTCTTTTGTACGAAACTCACGCTGTAAGTCTTCTAAAAGAATAATGTAATTAGGCTTCACGCCACATTTAGGTTTCAGTTGTTTTTCTAACCATTGTTGAATAGTTGCTTTTAAAGTTGCTGCCTTATAGTTGAAAAAGGCTTTGCCTACCTTGTTTTGTGTGTCTACCATATGCTGTTCATATGACTGATAGGTAGCATTTAAGGCATCTCTATACCCTTCTTTTTTGTAGCAGCTCTCAAGCTTCAATTCTTCTTCCATCATTTCAGGACTAATTTCCATTGTAAATACCTCCTTGTGCTTCAATGGTTCTTTTCTCGAAAGAAGTGACCCATTAGAAAAACTTGCTTGTCTTTCTTCTCTTACATGCACCCATTAGCAGCTTTCTTTCCATGTTCGTGACCCATTGCTTACTTGCTGCTTGCCTTTGCTTGCCCTTTCGTTTCGTTTCGCTCCGTGGGGCAGGGAAGACAACACAGCTAGATTTCCAGTAGGTCAGCTTCGGTTTGAGCGAACGTCATTTCGTTCCGTTTGGATGATAGGGCGAAAAATGGGTACAAAAAATAAAGGGTACAATTTATGTGTACCCTTGTTCGGTTTTTAGCTAGTCTCGTTTGAATTTAGCAAGCAGCTCCGGCAGTGAAAGTCCCATGATTACCGCTGCATCAGCTTGTGTTATCCGCTCACTTTTCGCCATCTGCACGCCGTCATAATAGCGTAAACGTGTGAAATGACCGCTAGGGGCGCGATGTATAGCGTACTGGTTGTGGGCATCCACGGTTACAAAAAAGGTCTTGCCTTGTCTCGTATGCTCTCCCATTTACTCTGTCACCTCCTGCACGTCTAAGCGGATAAACTGGGCATATAAGCTATGCTCATACCAGCTAATAGCCTTGCCACCATTAAAAGCAGTGACATCCTCCTGCAGCTGGTCTAAGTAGCTCTCGTTTACACCATTGACTATATCAGCAGCTAAAAGCTCGTCAGCAAGGTCGGGCGTGTAAGCTCTCCCTGTCCATACTCTCAAGCTGATAGAGTAGGTTTTGTTTGTGTCTGTCGTGGTTACTAACATGTTGTTATACCTCCTATAATGTTGTTATATAAAGCCTTTAAAAGCTTTATAAGACACACAAGGCGGCTATACCTTGCGTGCCTGAAAAGCCTTTAAATGTCTAATAACTCCTTTATTGCATCATCATCTTTTTCTGCCAACCAGCGAGCTATATCAGATAAAAAGATAAAAGTCCCCACAAGTTTAGAATCACCGCATGTTATGGGGTGGGCATAACCATCTAATTGTAACCATTCGTCAGTATAAAAATAGCTGTTGCTGCTGCATCTCCCTTCTGCAAAACAGCGCATAGCGTTGTCTCCTATAAGCATCAACAAATTACATTCTTCATTTTTATAGATATAATCATCCATAAAATTACATTCTTCACAATACGTATTATGCAGCTCCACAAGATGTTTACTGTCTTCATCCGCTATACGTTGCAACTCCTTAATAATAGTGTCATAAGTCATTTTCCAGTGCCTCCTATATAATGTTATTTAGATTTTTGTAAAGTTTTAAAAGCTTTATGAGACACACAAGTTATTAGTTGACTTGTGTGTCTGAAAAGCTCTTAAGTTATTTTTTAACGCTCACTGGGGCGATAAGTCCTAACACTTCATGTGTATCAGGGCTGCGGATAATTGCAGGGTAAAAAATAGAACGAATCTCTAAGTAATAATCTTTATTTTCTTTTCCCCAGTACTTTAAAAGTTTAGGATTAAAATAAGCAACAACATCACCGCTTATTTGCTTGTATTCGGTGAATTCATGCCAACTTGCGCCAGTAGCATCAGCTCTTCTGTAGTCCTCGTTTTTCAACGCACGCTCTAAAAGGTTTTTAGCGTCGTCGGTTACGGTGCATTTTTCGAGTGTGATGTAAAAATCACTTTTAGGCATGAGCAGTATGCAGCTATATTGCAATGCTACATAATAGCAGTTATTGTCTGCATCGCTGATTTTTGGGGAATTTAACCATCCTTCAGCAACTTTACCTTTTGCCTTCTCTTTTAACCAATCGACTTGAAAGTTGATAAATTTAGTAGCCATTATGAATACATCTCCTATCTTAAATTTTTACAACCAGTACTAAAATAGTACGTACAATCTCTTTAAGTTGCTGATTAGTGGCAGCAGACACACACAAGGTATCAACTAGCCATAACATGATTTTTCTTTTCATAGGTGTACCTCCATTTGATTTTTTTAAAGAGTGCTTAAATAACTCTTAATGAGATACACAAGGCAGGTTATACCTTGTGTATCCGATAAAAGCTATTTAATTATTTACGCTTTACAAGTGCTGTAATATCCTCTCCATACCATGTGTAATAGTGGTCGGCAAGCAGACACTCTTTTACATATTCGTCGCTTGTAGCCTGCTCATAATCACTGTCCACCTCTGCGTCAAATTGGATTGCAAGGGCATTACAAAAATCTTCTAGCGTCACCTTATCGGGTGTCTCTCTTGCTTGCGCTACAAAAGCCTTGTAGGCATCCTTGCAGCAATAGTCTGCACAATAGCCTGTGGGCAGGTTAGCCTCCATATGACTTTTGGCGAGCGTCCATTGCTTATGCAAAGCTCTTAGCTTGCTATTGCTGGTATAAGCAGCAGTTTTAAAGTCCCAATGATTATTGATATAAGCAATAACACGTTTTGCCCCTTGTAGCTCTGTGTCTCCGTTAGGCTCAACCCAAATGCTACCATCAAGACTTTCTCCCCACGAAAAACAAAAAGCTGCACAGATAGCAGTAAAGCTTTTTGCCCTATCAGTAGCAAACATTGCTTCATAGACATTGTCTTCGAGCACTTTATCAATGATATGACGCTGTACGTCCTCGGGCAGCTCATTAATGGTATAGTAGGGCACAGTCACAGCTTGTGCCATCGTTTGACTGATAGCGTTTAAGGCTTGTGCAATGTGTGTCCTGCCCTCTGCCACGATAGAGACATTCCATTTTGGCTCTGCGTCATCTGCTGCTATATTGCTGTCTGACGCTCCCAAAAGGTTAGGCTCCAAACGGCGGTTTAGCTCGCTAAATTGCTTGCTGGATAAGGTTTCGATGCTGAATACTGTCATAATAGTATTACCTCCTACTATATTTATTTTTGTTGTTAGGTACTTGTAAAGCTGTTAAAAGCTTTATGAGACACACAAGAGAGTGAGTCCCTTGTATGTCTGAAAAGCCTTTAATGTTTTTGGCTCTCCCAAAAAGCCTGTATTTCTACATCTCCATGTTCTCGCAGGTCTTTTTCATCCTTGAAAATATAGAACAGTCTTTCGCTTTTTGTTTGTCTGTCAGGTGCGACACAAACAACACGCTGTGCCACGTAACCTAAAAAGGTACTTGATTTATAGATACGTTCTGTACCTCCCAAAGCTTTCATAAAAGAGTCGGGACGCTGGAAGTTCGAGAAGAAAATATCTTCCTTCATCACATGAATTTTGGTTACGTATGGTCTTTGCTGCCAGCTTTTTCCACTGTCGGTACGTTGATATCTGCTATGCTTACAAATAATAATGCTCATTTTTTGACCTCCCTTTATGCTGCTAAATTCTCAAGGATACAGCGCAGATACTCTTCATCCTCGCAATTACTAAGGACTTGCCAATTTAAAATATAATCACCGTTTGGCAGCTCATCAACTGTATTGTTAATAGCTGCAAGTTTACATGCTGCAATAGCTGCAAAAATAAGTGTACGTTTAATCGTGATACACTCCAAAGTGTATTCTGTTTGTTTAGAGTCCATATAACTCACCTCCAGTTACTGATAGCTGCTGCCAGCTCATGCAAGCTAAACTCACTGGCAATGTTGGCAGCCATTCCCTGCCAGTCACCAGTTTTTACGCCCCATTCTGCAAAAAACTGGATGTTGTCCCAGTGGCTAGGCTCTGCGTAAGTCTCGCATACATCACAGTGACTTGCAGCGTCGCAGGTGATAGAGACAAAACACAGAGTACAAATAATAGCAATGAGTGTAAGATTCTTTTCTTTTAACATGTTGTTACCTCCATTATTCTTTTGATGATTGTGTACCGTTGTGTACCCAACCTCTGATATTATAATACCACTTGTGGACACAAAAGTCAACACTTACACCCAACTTTTTTAAAAAATTTTGTGTGCAAATGTAGCAACATGTGATATAATGATAGACAACAAAAAGAGAGGAGTGTTATACAGTGGATAACGATAATAAAACAGCTATAATCAAATTGAGAGTATCGCAGGAGCTAAAAGACGACTTCCAGCAACTATGTAAGGCTAAAGCTATCAATAGTAGTGAGCTATTGCGCCAACTAATCACGCAATGGATACAAGAGCAGCATGACACAACTATACAGCACAAGAGACACGGCGACATATAATAGTAGAGAGTAGCGGCAAAGTTACTGAAAGTAGTTAAGCGCAGATAACTGATAACATGAGTTAGCATAGGGTAACTATAAATACAGATACAAAAATCAGCGTATATTTTAGCACTTTATCATGTTAAAGTAACAGTATACACTAATAATGAACGGTATACACTACTTCACAAAAAGAGCCAGCAACTATATCATATAACAGATACAATCACTGGCAGCCCCTTGTATAACTTGCTTGTAACAAAGGTTATTTTAACATAACGTGTATTATCGGACGTTGATTGGTTACTTGCTTGTAGCCTTAAGCAGATAATAAATGATACTACCACGCTGCCGAGTGTTTCATGAAGCAGGAAAAAGCACCGAAAAGACGGGGCACGGGGGAAACGAGAAAACTCTATTATTATATATACCCTTTCACAATTTTTCTCAAATTTTTGATGTTAGGAGGTAATAAAATGCCATCTAAACGCAGACCAAAAGGCGAAGGCTCAGTTACTGTTCTACCAAGTGGTAAAGTCCGTGTAAGAGTGGAATTAGAGCCTGTGGATGGTAAGAGACAATGGCTATCAGCAACAGCAGACACAAAAAGAGAAGCTGTTGAGAAGCTCAAGAAGCTTCAAAGAGAAAAAGAGGATAACGCCCTGCGCTTAAAAGCAGCGGAAGACACAATAGATTACCAATTAGAGGTGTACATAAAGCACCAAAAAGCACAAGGGTTAGCAGGTTCAACAATATATCTGACCAAGAGAGCCATGTCTTATCTTAAGGAAGATACAAAGGATAAGGCTCTCTCTAAAATTGATAGCAAGGATATAGACCACCTGCTTCTTACATGGAGAGAGAAGCCATTAAAAGGGCGTACAATCAATAATTATATGAGCAGACTAAAGCTGTTCTTTGAATGGTGTGCCGAACAAGGTCTTATTCAGAAGACACCAATCCTATCCCTCCACAAATCTACCAAGGTGGAGAAGACAAAACTAAATCTCATCACTTTGGCACGTACAGAGCATGAGAGCATCAAAGCTTACCTGCTGCCCTTTTGGGAAAGTAGGTTTCTTAGAAAGCATCTGATATTCAAGATGTATGCTCTGTATTGTCTTGCCTACGAAACAGGCATGAGAGAAGGTGAGATTCTTGTCTTGACATGGGATAACTTAGATGTAGACAACAACAGAATCACTATTGACAAAACTATTTCTAAAGATGATAATAGTAAAGCTGTTATTGCTCTGCCTAAGACTGCTGCTGGGTGCAGGTCTATCAAAATATCTGAGGAGACAACACAGTTATTAGTGACCTTGCAGCAGGAGAGGGTAAATAAGGCTAACCCATATATCTTCTATAATATGGGAACTAAGACAGGATATTACTCTGTGAAGACCTTATATACCACATGGGAGAAGATAAAGAGTGGTGTAGGCTTGCTACGACCCTTCACATTCCATGATATAAGACACACAAATGCTTCTAACATGATTTATCAGAAAGTTCCTATTGCACTCATTACAAAGCGGTTAGGACACTCTAGTATTGCTGTGACATACAGCATCTATGGGCATCTGATACAGGACTGTGAAGAAGCTAATGTTGCTGTGATTAAGGCGTGACACAAAAGTCACTATCTAGTCACAAACAACCAGTTTTATGAGGGATTACATTGTCAAAAATATACATGATTATAGTCTTGGCATTACAATCTCTCGTATTACTTTTAAATAGACAATAATGACCGAAAAGATATAAT